CGCGTCCTCAAGAAGTCGGCCCACGCGAGCCAATAGTTATCCCACAGCGTAAAACCCCGAAATGCCCTATCTGTTTCACCCGGGGCCTCAACGTAACTATAGAGCAATTCCTGCCAACCCTGAGCGCCAGTCGAGTGAATGTACCCTCGTCGGAAGTAAACTCCCACCTCCCCAACTTGTACGTGATACACACCTTCTAGAGGTGGATGGATAAAAGGCGTTAGTTGTGTTCTCCTCTCCATAGCAACTCTCCCTTGTTATGCGGTGGGCTCGGGCAGCTTCAGACAAGTGACATAACGGTGATTGACGAGGTAGGGCATGGGATCACCATTCTTGTAGAACGCCCACGCGAACCAGTAGTTGTCAAAGTAAAAGAAGGGTGTGGCCGCAGCCAGCGGTTCAAATTCATGGCCCTCGGCGTGCCTAGGCTTCATAGTGCTAGTGACAGTGTTGTGGACACTGAGGGTCTTTGTCTTGGTGGTATACCACACACAATACCAACCAGCCTGTGCTGCGATACGGGACCCGCCAATTGGCAGGATCAAGACGCACCCCCTCGGTGGTTCGATCATAGCAACTCTCCCTTGTTGAAAATTAACTAATGAAATCCCCGAGGGCTGTGAGGCCCTCGGGGGTCGCTTTCAAGTAGTCTAGACGGACTTCTTGATGTCCTTCGTGGTCTTGTCGATCGTCTTGATACCACCGAGAATGGTGTCGAGCTGGCTGGAAATCATGCTGCCAGCGCCGCCATTGGCAGCGTTGTGCCCCACGAGTTCATCCAACAGCTCCTTCACCTTGCGCACGCGGGCGTCGACGTGCGCAACCTGCACGGACACCGGGCTGATCGCCCCTTCGACGTCGGCCTCAACTTGGTCAACGCCGCCCAGCACCGCACGCAGCGAGCTGGCCAGCTTCTCAGCCTCGGTCGGCTCATTCCGCTTGCGGTTGAGCAGCTCGAGGTGCGTCACCATGGTCTCAGCCGCCGTAACGATGTCGGTCTGCACCACTTCGGACGCACCACGCCCGATCATGCCGAGCTTCGCGCGCTCGACACATTCACGGATCGTGGCCGGGATCTGCCCAGCCAGTACCGTGCCTGCCTCTTCTAAGTTCTCGTTGACGGCGAGGATCGGCCCGGCGTAGTGGCGAATCAGCCGCTGCACCGTGTGTGGCCCCGGAGCCCTGATCGAGATCACCGCGTCAAGCCGACCAGGTCGCAGAATGACCTGATTGATCCGGTCGACGTGGTTGGTGGTCAGGACCGTCATCACCTCGGCCCGCTTGCTCAGCACGCCGTCGATGATGTTGATGAGGTCGTTCGCATCCTCGTCACGATCTTCGAGGATACGATCAATGTCCTCAGCAAACACCACAGCCGGTGCGTACCGATTGGCGAACTCGAGCGCCACGCGCAGGCCCTGCACCTTGTCGAGCAAGATGAAGGTCCAACCGTGACGTTCGGCCACGTTGGCCGCGACCCGCGCGAGGAGGGACTTGCCGGTGCCGAACGGCCCTTCAAGCAGGACACCCCGCTTGAGAGGGATCTTCAGCGCGCGGCAAGCCTCGGTGTGCTTGAGCGGCACCAGCAGATTGGTGTCGATCTGGCGCATGAGGCCCTCATCGAACAACACCGAGGCTTCGGTGGTGTCCGAAACGTCAATGAACTCGGGCGGGGTGCTCATGTCGAGATCCCCGTCCTCAGTGACGCCCAGCCGGAGCGGCTTGCCCCGGTAGATGCTTTCAGCCTTCACGATCCGGCGGGTCTCTTCCGCCAGCTCGAGCAGGATGTGACGGTCACGCTTCTTGACCGTTGCCTTGACGACGAACACCGGCCGGTTCTTGGCGTCATAGCCGAACTCGGTGTGAACGAGTTCTTCAACGCCCGGGAGCTTGAAGGCTCCAAGCGGGCATTGCATGACGTCCTCGAGCCTCGGCCCAACCCGCACAGAGAGCATCTGTGGGGGCTTCGGGCCGAAGAAGGTCATCACCGTCTGAGGTGACGCCCAACCGTACAGCTTCGACATGGCCTTCACGAAGGCCACCGCACCGTCATGCGGGTACGCATCAATGACTTCCCGCACGCCGAACGGTTGTGCCTCGTCGGCGATCTTCCGCTGAAGGGCCTCAACGGCCTTTTCCAGCGGCATCTTGCCGGGTTCCGCTGGCAATGTGATGGCTCGACCCGCGTACTCAATCTTCGTGTCGAGATTGTCCCAGTGCTTTCGGATTTGTTCCCTTTTCACCCCTTCCGCGAAGGCTTCCAGAATCATCTCCGTGGTCGCGGGTGTTTGGTTTATTGTTGACATACAAACTACTCCTCCTCTTGATTACAGGGCACCTTGGCCCCGGGTGTCGACGACACCGTTGAGCGCATCATCGTCTATACGCTCAGCGGTGTCGTTACTCGTCGTCTTTGTCAGGAAATAAGAAGTAGTTGAAAAGGGCGTCCGCAACGCGATCCATGTGTGCTGCTTTGTCTGCTTCACCTTTGGTGCGGTACCTTGCGGCAATCCTCCGACAATTCAACATCACATGCCAATAGTAAATCCAAGCTTTTTGAGGGTCCTTGTCGCACTCAGCTAGTTGTTCCTCGGTGTAAGGCATAACCTACCCTTCAAAGATCTTTCGTGCTCCGGGGGGCAGTTGCTCAAGCGCAGCCTGCCCGTCGGGGCTTTTCATCCACTCGTCACTTTCCTCTTTGCTGGCGTCAAACTCACCTCGCAGATGTCGCCCACGTAAGGCGAGCGCCTGCGGCGTCCCAGCCCTTACAAGGTCGCTTGCGAGTTGCAGACACGGGGTGTCCAGCGGTGACAGGTAATCGTGGTAATAGCCGGTGGCGGCTTTGTCAGCCATTTCATCCAAACCGGCCTTCCTCAGTTCTTGAGCGAGGAAGTCTTTGGTGTGCATTTACTCCTCCGTGCAGTTGAAACGGCGCTCCTGAATGGTCAGGGCGTCTTTGTGTTTACCCCGTACACGACGGGGATTACCGCAGCAAAATGGGTTGCTGCAAACCGCAGGCTGCTCCTTGAAGCGGGCCATAGCGCGCGGATCGGTCCAGCAAGGGCAGTCAAGCCGGTCGTAGTGCTGGTTACGATCTTCCTTCAACCTCCGCCACATATGGCGGTCCGCCTGATGGCGGCGGTAGCTTCGAACACGCATTGATCAGTCCTCCTAGGTGCGGGCGCTACCCGCGTGGGTCTGTTCATGCGTCACCTCTTTCAACTGCGAAGGTTATGTCACACAGGGCGCGGAAGTACGCCCATGCAAACCAGTAATTCGTGAACACGGCGTTCACTGGCTTGGGTCTTCTGATTGTGCCTATACCAAAACGGGTCCTAACCCAAGCTTGCACTTCCGCAGGACGGTCGAAGCTTGACCTTTCAAGCTCGACAAAAAGTACACCATCTACCCGGTCATTGGCTGAGAACACATTGTAGTAAACCTGATGATTGTGTTCGGGCGCAAGGAGCCCACCATCCCTAATAAACTGTGCCAGTTCCTTGAACATCCCCGGGGGCTTTGATGTTATGCGTTTTTTCATGGCCCATCTGTTGTCCCTACACGGTCCCAGTAGTCGGTGACCATCAAGGTTGAGTCGATGACGAACTGGCCCAACCCGTAATTCTGGCTGATGACCACGGTGAATTTGTCGCTGTCATTGCGGCCTTTGGCCAAGAACAAACGGGCCAGCCCGAGCTTACGCTCAGCTTCGGTCTGTGAATAGGTCATGGCCACGTCGACGTGTGTGTTCTTGGCAAACGCCTCAGCAATGTTCTCAAGTCCAAGTTGCTTGGATTTGACGGCTGACCGGTGGCTCTGGCTCACCACGGCGGTGGCCATGTTCCGCTTACCGGCGAGGCCCCTGATGCCCTTGAACTGACGATCCAGCGCGATGCGCAGTTCCTCGTCACCCAAATCCATCAGGTCAGGGTAGTCAACAATCAGCAGGTCCGGAATAAACCGGTCCATCTGCTCAAGATTGTCTAGGTAGGCCTCTAGCGCCCGCATGTTCAGCGAGCCAGTAGGAAACTCTTTGACGACCACGTTGTCTAGCAGGCGCAACTTTTGCATGCGCGCCGTCATCTTTTTCTTGATCGAAGGATCATCGAGGCTCAACCGGCTGGTGACTCGTTGGTCGTTAAATCCGGTGAGCCGTCCCAATTGGTCCTTCTCAAACTTGGTGATATTGAAGGCTTCCTTACGTTTGCTAACCGCAAGAAAAGCTTGCAGGTACCGTTGGGCGCAACGCTCCTCACCCATTTCCAGTGAGATGTGGCAGACCTTCAGGCGTTGAAGCGCGGCCATTTTGGCAAGCTGGATCAGACCCCATGTTTTGCCCATGCCAGTACTGGCAATGAGCATCCAAAGTTCTTTGCGGGTGGGGCCGAAGCCCCGCCGGTCAAACTCGGGTATGCCTACGGGGAATGAGTGATCCTGCATATCAAGAAACTTGAGGGCGCGCTTGGTGTCACTCAAACGCAGCCCCGGATCAAACACGCTTAGCTGCTGTTGCTGTGCCCCGGCCATCAGCTCGATGACCCGGTCCAGCCCATCCTCGGTGTCGCGTTGCAGCTCTTTGGTGACTTCAACTGCCACGCTACGGAGGGATTGACGTTTGATGAACGTCTCAAGCTTACTGAGGACATACGGTTTGTTGATGGTAAGCGCAGTCGCTCTTATGCCATCGATGATGTCAGCGTACAGGGTGGCCTGACGCGGG